CAGGGGAATTGTTTGATGGAGAAAAGGGATTAGATGTAATTCCTTGTCATTACAAATTGGAATATATTGAATGGCAAGATAGAGGTACTGGTCCTTCGGCTCCAGTTAATATCTATCCATCTTCAAGTGATATTATGTCTCAAACCAAAAGAGATGGTTCGTATAAAGATAGATTACCTAATGGTAATTATATTGAAAAAACCGCTAGTCATTTTGTAATGGCTTTAGGTAAATCTCCAACTACTGCTTTAATTGCCATGAAATCAACACAATTAAAGATTAGTAGAAAATGGAATAGTATGATGGCAAGTATTAAAATGTCGGATGGAAACAATCAAATGTTCACTCCTGCATCTTTCAGTCATGTATACAAATTAAAATCTGTACAACAGTCTAACGATAAAGGTACATGGTTTGGTTGGGAAGTTAGTAAAGTAGGTGTAGTACAAGACCCTGCTTTATATCAACAAGCTAAAAGTTTTGCTGAAAGCGTTTCTAAAGGAGATGTTAAAGTAAAACATGGTGAGCCCACTGAAGCAACTACAGAAGATAAAGAAGCACACTTCTAATCTTTTAAGGTTAATAACACGGCGCAGTAATGCGCCGTGTATAAATAATGAGCAGAGGAATGATGGAACAAAAATTTATACAGATATATACAGGTTTAAAACGAGATTATGGAGTAGCTTATTTAAATTCTCCAGACGTGAGAAAAGACCCGGAAACAGGTAAGTTAAAAATAACTTATGGTTGGGCTAAGAAACAATTAACAGAAAAAGAATACTTAGATCATTTAAAAGGTCATATCTCTATTGGAGTCCAAGGATGTGATGATGACTCTATGTGTAGATTTGGAGCTATTGATATTGATGAGAAGAATGAAAAAGGTAAGACATATGAAAATTTTAATCGTAAAAAATATTTAGATATCATTACTAAATATAATTTACCTCTGGTTCCTACTTTATCTAAAAGTGGTGGTTTGCATTTATGGGTATTTTTAAAAGAACCTGCAAAAGCAATATTTGTTAGAAAATTTTTAGAGGGTTTATTATGTACGTTAGAATTACCTGTAGGAACTGAAATTTTTCCAGCGCAAACAGAATTAGGCAAAGATCCAGATGGAAGTTTATCTGTGGGTCAATTCATTAATTTACCTTATGTAGGTAAAAAAGAGAGAGTAGGAATTAATCCACAAGATGGTTCTACCTTTACCTTTGAACAATTTATTCAAGTAGTAGAAGCAAATATGCATACTGCAGATGAACTAGAAAAAATATTAAATGAACATACCAAAGATGTTTTAGAAGGAGGTGGAGAAGAATTTATAGATGGTCCTCCATGTTTACAAGCTATGACAAGAGAACCATTAACCGATGAGAGAGATAGATTTTTATATAACTATCATATTTTTGCTAAGAAAAAATATCCAGATACCTGGGAGCAGATGACAATACAAGCAGCACAAGATTACTTTGCAAAAAATAATGATGGTTTTAATGAATGGACAGATACCAAAGTAAAACAAAAAATTAAATCATGGAGAAAAGATTCTAAAAAAGGATATACCTGTACTAAAGATCCCATTGTCCGATACTGTAGAAAACCAGAATGTTATAAAAGAACTTTTGGTAAAGCATCTGATGTTAAGAACTTCTGGCCAGAATCTTCTGGGTTACAGCAAATTAATTTTGTACCGGAACCAGAATATAGATTTAATGTTCAATTAAATAGCGGTAAAAAAATACAAGTTAAAGTACCTAGTTCTAAAGTATTTTATGTTCAAAAAGATTTAGCTGCTATTATCACTAAGTATACGGGAGTGTTTTTACCTCCTATGGCTCCGAATGATTACAATGATTATGTAAATAAAATATTCCCACCGAATGAAATTATAGAACCACCTAAAGGTACTACTCCGGAAGAATCTTTAGAGGAAGCCTTAATTGAATATGTAAATGGACCACAAGCTAAAACTTATGCAGCTTTTAAAACGGGAGCTGTGTTAATAGAAGAGGAACATGTTTTCTTTAAGCAAAATGAATTTTATGATTTTTTAAAAAACAAAGAATGGAAAGAGAGAAAAGATAAAACCTTTGAGATACTGAAAAATAGATACGATATAGAATTTGGTGTGCAAAAAAGATTTCCAAAGAAAACTACAGATACAAAATCCTATGATCCTATTCCTGTTATGCAAATTAAAATTAAAGTTAAAGACAGAGACGAAACAGGTTATGAAATAATACCTTTAAGAAAAGAGGGAGATATATTCTAGTGATTAAGAAAGTATTGGGACCTCCAGGTACAGGAAAGACAACTACCTTATTAAATTATGTGGGTGATTATTTAAATAAAGGAATTCCTTTACATAGGATAGGTTATTTTGCGTTTACAAAAAAAGCTGCCAATGAAGCTAAAGAAAGAATGTTACAAAAATTTCCAGATAAACATAAAAAAGATTTAAAATATTTTCAAACTCTACACTCTTTAGCGTTTCATACATTAGGCATGAGTGAAGAAAATGTAATGCAAGATGTTCACTACAATCAAATAGGAGAAAAGTTATCTATAAGAGTAAATGGTTCTTCTCAAGAGACATGTTATTTAGAATCCGATAATGAATATTTTCAATTGATTAACAAAGCAAGTATTAAAGATACTTCCATTGAAGAAGAGTTTGATACGAATGAATACAGTAGAGATATTGATTTTGAAGTTTTAAATACGGTGTACAGGAATTATATGAATTTTAAAGAGGTAAATAATTTAAAGGATTATACAGACATGATCAAGAATTTTATTAAAGAACAGCATAAAAGCCCACAATTTGATGTTATTTTTATAGATGAAGCTCAAGATTTATCTCCTATTCAATGGAAAATGTATGATGTGTTAAAAACTAAAACAAAAGATATGTACCTAGCAGGTGATGATGATCAAGCAATCTTTGCCTGGGCGGGTGCTGATGTAAAAAGATTTATAGAAGAAAAAGCAGAACATCAAATATTACAAAATTCTAGAAGAATTCCCCTGGCTGTTTTGGAACAAGCTAAAATCATACAGTCCAGGATACAAGGACCAAGGATAGACAAAGTATATTATCCTAGAGTAGATGAGAATGGTATTATCGTAGAGGGTAAAGTAGAAAAAATATTTACTATAGATAGTTTAGATTTCACTAAAGGAGAATGGTTAATTTTAACCAGGGCTAAATATAGAGCAGATGAAATTGCTAAATTATTAAAAGAAAAAAATTTCTTTTTTAAAACTAGACACGGTAAAAGTTACAATCAAAAATTATATAAAGCAGCTCTAAACTGGACTAAGTTAACGGAGGGAGAACCTATACCCGCCAATGAATGCAAGGATATGTTTGATTTTTTAGTTCAGGATTTTGACAATAAGACATTGAAAGATAAGACTTTTATTTATTTAAGTGACTTAGGATTTGATAAAAATTTATTTTGGTTTGAGGTGTTTAACAATGCTGATCAAAAAGAATGTTTATACATTAGGACAATGCTATCTAACGGAGAGAAATTAAATCAAGAACCGAAAGTAGAGATATCTACTATTCATGCTTCTAAAGGAGGAGAAAGAGAGAATATAGTTTTAGTATTAGATAATACTAGAATGATTAGAAACAATATTAATACCAGCATAGACAAAGCAGATGAAGAACATAGAGTCTGGTATGTTGGAGTTACACGTTCTAAAGAAAATTTATATTTATTGAGTGCTAAAAAAGAAAGGCATGGTTACAATTTATGAGGTTCAGAGTTGGGAAAAGGAATATTCTCAAAAGGCTAATGGTAGGGTCTTGCTGCACACACAGCGACGTTGGTTCTGGTTTTCCTTTTTCCCTAGGTGTATCGTCACCAGTTAAACCAACAACTACCATACAACATAAACAAAGGAATGTAAATGACTAATAAAGCAGACTTGGAAAGAGTATTTCCATTAGAAAAACAAGTGGGTGGATCTCACTATAAACAATTTAAAATCCAACCGTATCAATTTAGTAGGGTTAATGACTTGAATTTTTTTCAAGGGAACGTTATTAAATATGTTTGTCGTTATAAAGATAAAAACGGAATAGAGGATTTACAAAAAATAATTCATTATTGTGAATTAGAAATCCAACATATGAGAGAGGAAAATAAATAATGAAAGTGCCTTTATTTACAGCGCAGACAGAATGGATAGAACCAGAAGAATATCCAGATTTACGAAGCTATGATGAAATTGCGGTTGACTTAGAAACTAAAGATCCTGATTTAAAAACAAAAGGATCTGGATCGGTTATTGGTAACGGTGAAGTCGTAGGTATCGCTGTAGCAGTTCCTGGAAGAAAATATTATTTTCCCATTGCTCACGGATCAGGGCCCAACATGGATCGTAAAAAAACTTTAGAATGGTTTAAAGATACCATGTCAACTGATGCCGTAAAAATATTTCATAATGCAATGTATGACGTATGTTGGATTAGACATATGGGAATTTCTATTAATGGAATCATTGTAGATACGATGATTGCAGCATCTTTAATTGATGAAAATAGATTTCAATATTCTTTAAACTCTTTATCCTGGGATTATTTAGGTCATGGAAAAAATGAAGCAGCATTAAATGAAGAAGCAAAATCAAGAGGTTTAGATCCAAAGGCAGATATGTGGCAGCTTCCTGCAATGTATGTTGGGGCTTATGCAGAAAAAGATGCAGAGCTTACCTTAGAGCTTTGGCAAATGTTTAAAAAAGAAATTGTACATCAAGATATAGAATCTATTTTTAATTTGGAAACAGATTTATTTCCTTGTCTAGTGGATATGAGATTTAAAGGCGTTCGCGTTGATGGTGAAAGAGCTCATACAGTGAAACAACAGTTAATTGCAGAAGAAGAAAACATATTGCAAGAAATAAAAAAAGAAACAGGATTAGATGTTCAAATAATGGCAGCACGATCTGTTGCCAAAATGTTTGACAAACTTTCTTTACCATACGATAGAACGGAAAAATCAAAAGAACCCTCCTTTACTAAAAATTTTTTGCAAGAACATAAACATCCCTTAGTACAGAAAATAGCAAAAGCAAGGGAGATAAACAAGGCTCATTCCACTTTCATCGATTCTATTCTTAAATTTGAACATAAAGGTAGAATTCATGCTGATATTAATCAAATACGATCCGATCAAGGTGGTACGGTTACAGGGAGATTTAGTTATTCTAATCCAAACTTACAACAGTTACCTGCTAGAAATAAAGATTTAGGACCCTTAATTCGTTCTTTATTTTTACCCGATGAAGGACATACCTGGGGATGTTTTGATTATTCACAACAAGAACCAAGACTCGTAGTTCATTATGCAGCGCTCCATAATTTTCCATCGGTGTATGATGTAGTAGAAGAATATAAAGACAATGTAGACACAGACTTTCACCAAACGGTAGCAGACATGGCTCAAATTCCTAGATCGCAAGCAAAAACTATTAACCTTGGATTGTTTTATGGAATGGGTAAAACTAAACTACAAGCGGAACTTGGTGTGTCCCAAGAAAAAGCTGCTGAATTATTTGAACAGTATCATGCTAAAGTTCCTTTTGTAAAACAACTCATGAATGCTGCTTCTAATAGAGCTCAAGAGCGTGGTCAAATTAGAACCTTACTTGGTAGACTCTGTAGATTTCATTTATGGGAGCCCAATAGTTTCGGTATGCATAAAGCATTGTCTCATGAAGAAGCACTCCAGGAACATGGACCAGGGATTAAAAGAGCGATGACTTACAAAGCATTGAATAAATTAATACAAGGCAGTGCTGCAGACATGACAAAGAAAGCTATGTTAGATTTACACAAAGAAGGAATTGTTGCACATATTCAAATTCATGATGAATTAGATTTATCTGTAGAATCTCCGGAACATGTTAAAAAAATTATTGAGATCATGGAAAATGCTGTTACATTAGCTGTCCCCAATAAAGTAGATTATGAATCAGGAGAAACCTGGGGAGATATTTATGGATAAAATATGGCATACCTTAACGCAAATATACCACCAATTTATTGTAAAGTTCGCGAGGAGTATTTATATGACATGGATCCAAAGAGAAAGGGCGAAAAGGATTGCGTCATCTTTGGTATCGCAAGTATATCAGGTCGCGCCTTATTATTTCACATCATGTTACCGAACGGTGCGGTCTACTATCGATTGCCTATCTCAGCTTTTTTCCAAAAACATTTTCAAAGATCCGAAGTGCCCGATATGTCGGTTGACCAGCTTCAATTGTGGAATTGTTT